GGTAAAATTTCGACCTCGCGCATTTTTCAGCGTCAGATTTTATATTAACCTTATCTAATATGCCACAAAATATACTTCCCCCCTCCCCAGCTTGCTCATGCTTGTAATTAGGTTAACGGTTAGACTAACGATAAGGCTAAGGCTTAGGCTAATTCCATGCCACTGATGACACAGAAGGAGTACGCAGAACACAGGGGCTGCACTCCTCCAACAGTTCAGGACGCGAAGAAGGTTCGCATCAAGCCAGCTCTTGTTGAGCGGGGCGGCAAGGTGCTGATTGATTCTGAGATTGCCGATCGCCTATGGGATGCTGCCAAAGTTCGCAACAGCCACAAAGGCAAGGGGCCGAAGCTCCAAGTGATCGAGTCGCGACCTCGACCACGGCCGGCACGCGATCAGCTGCCGTCAGACGATGAGCTGCAGGCATTTATCCAGGGATTGCCAGAGGATCAGGTCCCTGATCTGGATGAATCGATCAAGCGAAAAGAACACTACAACGCCGAGCGGGCCAAGGTCGGAGCATTGCGTGATCGGGAGGAGGTGGGATCCATAGCCGAAATGAAACGCGAGGCCTACGCCCTGGCCAAGACGATCAGGGAGGGGATGCTGGGGATCATCCCTAGGGTGTCCGCTGACCTGGCGGCACTGAACGATCAGTTTGACATCGAACGCCGGCTAGAGGAGGAGATCCTGACGGCGCTACGGATGGTGGCCGATGGCTGATGCTGCAGCCGCCTACCGCGAGGCATTCCGCGAGGGGATCCGGCCGGAGGACCTAGGCACGGTTGACGAATGGGCCGACCGCTACCGGGTTCTGTCTGGGATCGGATGCCCGGAGCCGGGGCCCTGGCGGACCGCCCGCACGCCATACCTCCGGGAGCCAATGCAATGCCTATCGGCTGGTAGCAAAACTCGGCGGGTGGTCCTGATGTTTGGCTCTCAGTGCGGAAAAACTGAGGTCGGCCTGAACTGGCTGGGGTCAATCATCCACTGGCGGCCGGCGCCAACTCTGCTGGTCCAGCCAACTTTAGAGATGGCCAAAAGGCTTAACCGCCAGCGACTGGAGCCATTCATACGGGAGACAGAGGTGTTGTCCCAGAGGATCGCCCCGGCGCGTGCCCGTGACAGCGGCAACACGGCATTCCTGAAGCTGTTCCCTGGGGGCCTGTTTGTGCTGACCGGGGCCAACAGCGCCAGTGCCGCGCAGTCCATGCCTGCCGCCAATTTGTTCGCCGACGAGATCAGCAGCTACCCCCTGGAACTTGACGACAAGGGCGACCCCCTCGAGAATTTTGAGTCTCGGACTGCCACCTTCCGCAATGGGAAAACGCTGATCACCTCAACCCCAGGCGAGGAGGGCGCATGCCGGATCACGTGGGAGTTCAATAACCGATCCGATCAGCGCCGCTTTCATGTGCCGTGCCCTGCCTGCGGGAAGAAACAGGTCCTGATCTGGAGCCAGTTCAAATGGGACGCCCCAGATGCTGAAGTTTTTTACGAGTGCTCCAACTGCATTGAACGTTTTGAGGAGCGGCACAAGGCGCGGATTCTGCAGGAGGGGATATGGATCCCCTCTGCTAAGGGCGACGGCATAACCGCAGGATTTCACCTGCCCAGCTGGAACGCCGCCCTAGGGCTGGGCTATTCCTGGGACGAAATCAGGGACCAATTTCTGAGGGCCAAGACCGACCGGATTCTGCTGAAGGGATGGGTCAACAAACGGGCCGCCGATGCCTGGAAAGACGACATTGAAAACGCCTTCAATGTTGAAGGCCTGGCCAAACGGCGCCAGGATCTCGATTCTGGTAACGGCTACCCGGTCGGCACAGTGCCTAATGGCGTGTTGGTGTTAACTGCCGGGGTTGATGTCCAAGGCGGCGGCGGCACGATAGGCGAACGGTTGGTGCTGACAATCTGGGGATGGGGCGCCGCGGAAGAGGCCTGGCATATCGGCCACTGGGAGATCCATGGCGACCCCAGGCAGGATGAGGTATGGGCGCAGCTGGACAACGTGGCCTCGACCCGCTGGGTGCGCGAGGATGGCCGGGAGCTGACGCTGACGAAAGGCGGCGTTGACGATGGCGGCTTGGCGCCGGCTGCGGTTCGGGCGTTCTGCCAGACCAGGAAAAACGTCTGGGTCCCAATGAAGGGCAGCGGCGCAGCAGGTAAAGCGCTGATCGGCAAGGGGACAGCGGTTGACGTGGACGCCAAAAACAGGAGCGTGGTGAAGCCAACGAGGGGCCTCCTGCTTTACATCATCGGGACCGATGCCAGCATGGTTCACCTCCAGGGCCGGCTCAGAATTGATAGACCAGGTCCTGGGTACATGCATATCGGCGCTGCGGCTAGTGATCAATTCCTGGCCGAGTTGTTTCCATGGAAGCGACGGGCCAAGGTGGTGAAGGGGTTTACCCAATACGAATGGCGTAAACCGGACGGTGATCACGACGAAGCCGGCGACTGCACCCGCATGGCCTACGCAGCCCTGCAACTGGTAGCCAGGCGCTACAACCGGGCGACGATGTACGATCAGCTAGAGGCGCAGTCGGGAGCCAGTAAATCTGGCGGCTCTTTTTCCTTCCGTGGCTGGAACCGTTGAATCAGAATTGCTAGCCTAAGCCCATGGCAGGCATTACCCTCACCCTGGCGCAGACGCAACTTGACGCCTATCTGGCGGCCGAGACTGCAATCCTCAGCGGCCAGGAGTACGTGATTGGCACCCGTCGCTTGAAGCGTGCCGACCTGGCATCAGTGCAGACCGGTATCACCCTCTGGAATCAAAGAGTTCAAGACCTGACCGCCAGGCAACGGCGTGGCCGATACGTTGTCCCAGCCCCCAACTTTTGATGACACGCAAGCCGCCCCTGCTTGACCGATTGATCACCAGGCTTTCCCCTAGGTGGGCCTTGGAGCGTGACCAGGCCCGCGCCAGCCTGGCCCGTTCCGGCGGCTATGTCGGCGGGGGCTACAGCCAGCGTTTTGCTAACTGGTCTCCCGGCGTGCGTGATGCTGACGGGGACATCACATACGATCTGCGCGAGATGCGCGGCCGTTCGCGTGACCTGGCCCGTAATGCCCCGATTGCCCGTGGTGCGGTCGCAACGATGGTCACGTATGTAGTGGGCACCGGCCTATCGGTTCAAAGCAGAATTGATGCAGAGCTGCTGGGCCTAAGCGACGACGAAGCCAGCGCCAAACAAAAAGAATTTGAGCGATACTTCAATACCTGGGCCGCCTCTCAGTTTGCCGATGTTAGCCAGCGCCAGAACTTTTACGAACTGCAGGACCTGGCGGAACGCAGCGAGCTGGAATCCGGCGATGCCTTTGCGCTGCTGGTGAAATCCAAGGCGCCAAACTGGCCGTATCAGTTGGCGGTGCAGATCGTTGAAGCCGATAGGGTCTGCAACGAAAGCCGCAAGATGGATACCGATGAGATGACGCAGGGAATCGTTAGAAAGAATGGGATTCCTTATAGCGTCTGGATTGCTGATCGCCACCCAGGCCGGGTGATCGGGATTGGTGGCACACAGACCCGATGGAGCGAGGTGCTTTTCTACGGCAGTACCGGTCGCCGCAATGTGCTTCATCTGATGCACATGGAGCGACCTGATCAGACCCGAGGCGTCCCCTGGCTAGCGCCAATCATCGCCAAAATTAAGCAACTGGACCGTTACAGCGAAGCCGAGGTGGATGCAGCGGTAAACGCAGCAGCCAATGCGGTGTTTGCCACGATGGACCCCGACGCCTTCAGCGATCTTTTTGACGCTGACGCCCAGGGCGCCTACATCGACAACGCCAAGAGGTGGGATGGCACCATCGAATCCGGCCGGGTGATCAGCACCCTGCCCGGTGAGACAATCACCAGCCCCACACCAGGTCGACCAAACCCGGCCTTTGAGCAGTTCTTCCTGGCGGTGAACAACGAAATCGCCATGGGATTGGGTCTGCCACGCGACGTGCTGTTGAAGGCCTTCAATGCCAGCTATTCCGCCAGCCGTGCGGTACTGATGGATGCCTGGCGAACCTACAAGGTGGGGCGATTCCGCAAGGCCTCGAGGTTCTGCCAGCCGATCTATGAGGAGATCATTGCTGATGGAGTGGCCATGGGTCACATATCAGCGCCGGGTTTCCTGATAGATCCAATGATCCGCGCCGCTTGGCTGGGATCGTTCTGGAGCGGTGATGGCCCTGGCGCACTGGATCCGACCAAGGAAGCCACAGCGGCAAAGCTCCGCATTGACATGGGTCAGACCACGCTGCCTGAAGAAATCCTGGCCTATGACGGCGGCGACTGGGAGGCCAAGCATCGCACCTCGGCTCGGGTGAAGAATCAGCGGGTTGAAGATGGACTGGAGCCCCCGGTAATGATGCCCATGGCCAATGGCGGGCAGATGCCGATGCCTGTTGAAGACCCCGGCAAAGATCCAATAGAAGACCCCACCGATCCAATGAACGACAACGACCCGGGCGAGGGGGTTGACCCAACCGAATTAGACTGAAACCATGAGCATTCTCAGCCTGCTGTGTTCCCCCTGGGCGATCTTGCCCGATCACCTCCTAGAAATCCAGGCTATTTACGCGGCGCATTTACGCGGCGAGGGCGTTGACATTGAGGCGCTGGAGGCCAAGATCGGCCGAAAAATGGACAATGCTCCCCAGGGTTACGAGGTGCGCAATGGGGCGGCGTTGATCCCGTTGCGCGGCGTGATCGCCCCAAAAATGAACTTGATGAGCCAGATGAGTGGCGGTAGCTCTTCGGAGCTGTTTGTGCGTGATGTTGCAGCAGCCCTCAATGACCCGGCCGTTAAATCGCTGGTTCTGATGGTGGATTCTCCCGGCGGCGCGGTTGCTGGGACCCCTGCTGCTGCCGCTGCAGTTATGGCGGCCCGCAATGCGAAGCCCGTAAGCACGATGGCTGAAGGCACCATGGCCAGCGCCGCGTATTGGATTGCCTCTGCCGCTGATCGTGTTTACGCCTCTTCACCTGTTGACAAAGTCGGTTCAATAGGAGTCGTCACCACCCATACCGACGTTTCTGGCCAACAGCAGGCACTCGGGTTGAAGACTACCGAGATTGTCGCCGGCCGGTTCAAACGAATCGGCAGCCCATACGGACCCTTGAGCGAGGCCGGTCAGCAGACCATGCAGGACCAGGTTGACTACCTCTACTCTCTGTTTGTTGGCGATGTTGCCAGCCAGCGTGGCGTAACTTCACAAAAGGTGGTTGCCGATATGGCCGACGGTCGGGTATTCATTGGCCGGCAGGCAGTTGATGCAGGACTTTTAGATGGGATCGCTACGCTGGAAGAGGTAATCGCTGAATCCAACGACCGGGCGGCGATCCGCGTGCCGCTCGGGTCCCCTTATCCCAATGCCGTTTCTTCAATGAGCCCTAACGACATAGCTGCCGAATGGGCAGCCGAAAACCCGGAGGCTGCGGCGGTGCTGCGGGACGAAGGCGCAACTACTGAGCGTGACCGTACCGCTGCGGTTCGGTCTCAGGCTTTGCCAGGCCACGAAAACTTGATTGAGAAGCTGGCCGCCGATGGCAAAACCACCGGCGCTGAAGCTGCGATGCAGGTGATCGCCGCCGATCAGGTGCGCCAACAAGGCATTGCCCGAGCCCGCCTGGATGACGCCATTGACGCCGTGCCCCAGGCCGCTGCCCCTGCCCTTGAAAAAGCCGCCTCAGGCTCCCGACTCGGAGCCAATGGCGTGATCGATGCCAAGACCGACGCTGCCGCTCTCGACGCTGCCGCCAAGGCATTCCAGGTTGCCAACCCTGGCACCAACTATCTCGCCGCCGTCAAGGCGGTTCAATCCCACAACGGAGGTAACTGACCATGGCTGTCGGCGAAATCACCCTGCTGCAGGAGACGGTCACTCTCTCCGCAGCCGCAACCCAGTTTCGGGGCGTTATGCTCACCGGCGCTGCCGTCACTGCCGCTAATAACGGCTATCCCTGCGCCACCGGTGGCGCTATCGGTGACTCCGTTCCCGTGGTGCTGCTCGGCGTGGCGATCGGCGAAGCCGGCGCAGCCGTTGCGGCTGGCGCCCTGCTTGAGTTCGACTCATCCGGCCGGTTCATTACCCGTTCCGCTGGTGTGTCTGTGGCCCGTGCCCTAAGTTCCGCTTCCGGCGCCGGTTCGATGCTTGAAGTCTTCGTCATTCCCAACTGAGGTAACCCCCGATGCCCCAACTTACTCCCTCTCAAGCACGGGTTGTTAACCCTGTCCTGAGTTCCATTGCCCAAGGCATTCAACAGAACGACCTGGTGGGCAACTACTTGTTCCCCGCTGTTGACGTGCCCCTGCGCGGCGGCCAGATCCTGACCTTTGGTCGGGAATCCTTCATGCAATATACCAACCTCAACCGCGCCCCTGGCACCTCCACCTCTCGGGTGCAGTTCGGCTACAGCGGATCGACCTATGCCCTGGTGGATTACTCTATCGAAGGCAAAGTTCCCGTTGAGATTGAGCAGGAGGGCATGAACTCCAGCTTTAGCCTGGACGAAGCCGCCGTGGCTCTGAATGGCGCCAGCCGGATCCTCCAGCTGCGTCTGGAGATTGCCCAGGCTGTTCTGGCAACCACCCTAGTCAACCACGCAGTAAGCAACAGGATTACTCTTTCCGGTACTGCTCAGTGGTCCGACTTCGGCACCACCAGCAACCCCCTTGGCGACATTGAGACGGGCAAGGAGGCGATCCGCTCCGGCACGGGCCGTCGCCCCAACGTGGGCATCATGGGCCCCGCCGTCTGGGCGAAGCTCAAGTATCACCCGATTGTGAAAGATTACACCAAGT